CTAGGTAAGCATGAAGCTGTGCTGGTTGATATGTTTGGTGTGCGTCTGCCTAACGGTATGTACTTGCGGTACGATAACCTACGCAAAGAGCGAGACCCGAAGTCGGGCCGTGACCAGTATGTCTACGATGTCAAGAAGGGTCGGGCTACGTTACCTACGTACATATACGGCGGCAAGCTCATAGAGAATGTGTGCCAAGCACTGGCCCGTATCATCATAGGTGAGCAGATGCTGATGGTCGCACGTAAGTATCGCGTAGTTATGACTGTGCATGACGCCGTTGGCGTTATCGCACCTATAGAAGAGGCCGACAAGGCCCGAGCGTTTGTCGAGGCATGCATGCGCATGCGGCCCAAGTGGGCACCGACACTACCATTAAACTGTGAAAGCAAGATAGGAGCAAGCTATGGCGGATGAACCACACGAGGTAGTTAAACTATTACTCAAGCGGATGGAGAGTCACCCAGAGGAGTTTAGGATTGGAGACGGGCCGTTTCACGACCGCTGGTATGACCATGTGAATGGCATACACGCCTATGGAAGCGAGGCGGACAAAGCTGCAATGGCCGCAGGTTTACGGAAAATCCGGCTGGCCGAAATCCATGAGAAAGTGATGGACGAGTTGCTTAACGGCGACGAGCGCCGCCGCAAGGCAGAGGAAGAAGCCAAGTACGAGCGTGGCCTTATGATGAAAAATACGCAGCAACAGTTGGCAGCGCATCAGAACGCCGTGCATCGGTATAAGAATGCCATAGGGCAGCACGGCTACGCGGCTGTAGCTAACGGCGGCACAGGGCAAGCCCAAGCGTTAGGTATCGGCACCCAGTCACCGTCGCAGCCGCTGACTATTGGCACAGGCGGTAAGGAAATCATGCGTATCAAAGCTGATGGCGGCGTCATCACCCAACCAAACCTGTCATCATCAGCAATCAACCAAATTAAGAAAGCACTAGGAATATGACCGAATACCAATTCACCAAAGACTGGTTCCAGTGGGCACCGGAGGTCTGGACGCAACTTATCCCTATGTTACCGGAGCGTAAGTCGTTCCTTGAAATAGGTTCCTTTGAGGGGCGCAGTAGTATCTGGATTATCGAGAACATGATGAACCCCGGCGACTGGATAGACTGCGTAGATACGTGGGAAGGCGGCGAGGAACACTCTGAAGAGGATATGGGTTCCGTTGAAAAGCGGTTCAAATATAACGTAAACCTAGCGCTGGGCGGCGCGGTGGTGGAAGAGCGTGATGCAGAGCATAAGTTCCCGTATCCTGTCCACACCCGTTATGCGTCTCCAGCCCCGACTGAGGGTCAACGTAAGAGGCTGTACAAATATAAATGTACATCCACCCAATACCTAGGCTCTAAGTTGGCTAGCTGCGTCGATAACAAAAACCTATTCGACTTCATCTACATCGACGGTAGCCACGTAGCCAAGGACGTGTTGACTGATGCGTGTATGGCTTGGCCGTTGCTCAAGCCCAAGGGACTGATGGTGTTTGATGACTACCTGTGGTCGCCTAGCGCACGGGACATCTTGCATCGCCCTAAAGCAGCCATCGACGCCTTCACCAACCTGTTTGCAGAGGAAGTGGAGATTGTCCACGTTGGATATCAATTAGTTGTACGCAAGAAAGGAGAGTAGATATGGAGATTGTAGTAGCAGTAAGCGTGTTCGTGCTGGTCTACTTTAGCTACAAGCTAGGTAAGGGTAGCGCGGACGGGCACACCATGACCCTCAAGCGTGAGAATGAGCGCCTCAACGCCGAACTGCTTAAACTAACGGACCGCGACGAGCGTGGCCGTTTCACAGGAAATAAGTCCAAGTAACAACCAAAGAAGGAGTAAGTACCATGAGTAATATACATACCATTCGTCCACACACTCGGAAGAGAGAAGTCTTAGATATGCTGAAGCTTCACCCCAACAGCACGACTAAAGACCTCCACAGCCTTATGCCGCATTTAGATATAGACCATATATCGCATGCTATCAGCTCAATGATGGGTAAGGACGTAGTGTTTATAACAGGCAAAAAGCGCGAGACTGGCCCGTCTGGCCGGACCACGACACACCGTTCGTACTCCGCAAAGCAGCCGAAGGAAGTATGCAACAAATCGCAGGTGAAACCACAGGCTAAGCCGCAGGGTGAGTTACTTAACGCGCTTATCAAAACGCTGGAAGCTGAAGTTAAGACGCTTCAGGAGTGGAAACAAGCTGCACTACTTCGCTACCCAGACCTCGACGTGGACCCCATAGTGCTTAGGGCACGAAGGTTGCTAGCCGCCCAGCTAGAAGAAGATGGCAAGATTACACGTATAGATGACGTTCTCAACGGCATGATGGACCACACATCCGCGCTTCGGGCCTTGGTTAAGCTACTAGGAGAAACTAAATGACCGAAGAAGCTAAACGCCCAAGCATTATGATTGCCACCCCCATGTATGGGGGCATGTGCACAGGACACTATGTGCAGGGTCTGCTTATGACCATGAACAAGATGCGTGAGATTGGCGTCAACGTAGCGTGGTGTCAGATTATGAACGAGAGCCTTATCACACGGGCGCGTAATGACTTGGCACGGGTGTTTCTTGAGAGTGACCATGACTACCTCATGTTCATCGACGCTGACATTGGCTTTGACCAAGAGGCCATCGCGCACCTGTTGCTGGCTGACAAGGATATCGCATGCGGTATCTACCCTAAGAAGGAAGTGAACTGGGACAGCGTCAACCGCGCCGCCGTTGAGGGCAAGACCGACCTTGCGGACCATGCCGGAGCATTCGTGTTCAACATGGTGGGTGCCGGTGACGTACATACAGACGAGGCAGGATGCATCGAAGTGCGCCATGGCGGTACAGGCTTCATGCTAATCAAGCGTGGTGTTTTTGAGGCGCTTGCGCCTCTCGTTCCAACCTATCGCGTATCGTCGTTCAAAGACCCAGAGACTGGCGAGTACGCCAAGCCTTTGACCCACGAGTTTTTCGCTACCAGCATAGACGCCACAGGTGCACTGCTAAGCGAAGATTACCATTTTTGTGAACTGTGGCGCAACCACGGTGGCAAAATACACGCCCACCCATTCATCAAGCTACACCATGTAGGCACGTATGTGTTTGGTGGTGACATTCTAAAGAGCGGAGGAAATTTGAAATGAGAAAGATAAACGTACCCAAATACCAGCCATCCCAGTACAAAACTAAGTTTGAGGCAGTTACGGACATGCTCAGGGGTGGGGAAACAGTGCAGCAGATTAAAAACCGCATGCTGGTTAGCGACAGCTACATCTATGCGGCTAAGAAGAAGCTTAAGGAAATGGCGGACGGAGTGGTGGATACCGTTAAGGAAACCATCCTCAGCATAGACGACAACATATCCTTCACTATGCCCGAACCGGAAGCCGATACTAACGTAGACGCAATCCTTAACGAACGTGCGGGTAACTACGGACCGTTTGCTACCCAAGCAACGATTGCCCAGCGGTTGAAGCACGTGGCCCACACTGCGGCTGGCGAACAGGGTAAAACCTTCGCTACCGACCAAGCCGAAGCACTGGACATGATATTCAGCAAGATTGCGCGTATCCTAAACGGCGACCCAAACCACCTAGATAGCTGGACCGATATAGCTGGCTATGCTACGTTAGTGGCTGACCGTCTCCAAGGGAAAATCAGATAGCATGACAGCGTGGTCCTATAGTAGCATCAAGACCTTCGACCAGTGTCCGAAGAAGTACTTTCACCTCAAGGTGATTAAGGACGTAAAGGACGACCCCGGCGAAGCCGCTATCTATGGGACCAACGCGCACGAAGCAGCCGAGCATTATATCAAGCACGGCACCCCTATACCAGAGAAGTTCAGCATCATGCGGCCCGTGGTGGAAGTGCTGGCTAAAGTTGCTGGCGATAAACACACCGAGTTAAAGCTTGGCGTCAGGAAGACGGATACTGGCTATGAGCCATGCGGCTTCTTCGACAAGGACGTATGGTGGCGCGGCATCGTCGATTTGCTTATCGTGAACGGCAAGACTGCCCACATGGTAGACTATAAGACAGGCAAGAACGCCAAGTATGCGGACATGAAGCAGCTAGACCTGATGGCTGGCGCAGTGTTCGTGCACTACCCAGAGATAACCAAGGTTAAGTCTGGGCTGGCATATGTGGTGTCCAACGAGTTTCCGAAG